ACACACACACACACACACACACACACACACACACACACACACACACACACACACACACACACACACACACTCCTCACTGCTGCAGTATAGGAGCACAACATGTCCTTCATCATCCCAACTGTCAGTGGTTGGTCCAACTTCTGGGGTAACACTCCCAATGCGTACCAACCACGCTTCGCACGTAGCAGCACAGAGCGTATGCTGTCTCTACAACTCGCCTCCAAGGGCAATCGTACTATACGTGCAGTAATGCGTGCACTCAATGGTGCTGCCCCTGGTGCCAACGCAACTGCGCAGTATGCACGTGTACAGGCAGGTGCTCCACTGACGCAGCAGAATGGTGGTCTGCGTGTTGTAGAGACTCGTGTTGACTACAACGCAAACACCACAGCAGCCGATCAGACTGTTATCAACGCACGCATCTACGACCAACTGTTCAATGCTGCACCGGCTACTTACCCAATCAACCTCGGTGGTGATGTCAACCGTCGGAGAGCACCACTGTGAGTGACATACTGCAACAGACTCCACAGCAGATTGCTGCCTTGGCTGCACAAATGATGCGCAGCCAAGGTGCACCGATGACAGCAGAGAACTTGAACCGTGCAATGCTCGCACTTATTCGTGGTGAGCAGAGCACAGAGTTCAGTATGGACAACGCTGTTGATCGGCTTGCTGAACGTACTGCACGTCGTGACGGGAGTACATGGTCACTGCCTATGCCTCCGCCAGCAACTCCACAAGAGGATACTACTCAGCCTGTAGCAGCACCGAGAAGTGAGTATGATAATGCGGAGATGCCACAGTTTGCGGACACACCGCAGTCTGCTGAACTGCCTCCTCCTCCTCCTCCACGTACTGCACGTCAGGCATTGATGGAAGCCACACCAGAGTTGGCTGACCCATCATCTCTTGCAATACTGCCATTGCTTGCTCCACTTGCAGTACTTCCTGCTATGATGTCTCCACACCTTGCCGCAATAATGCAGCGGCGAGCAGCAGCAGCAGCAGCAGCAGCAGCAGGTCGTAGCGGTAATGCTGCAGCGCCAACTGCTGCTGCTAGAGGCAGTGTCCCAAGTGTTGGTGATGGTGGTGATGGTGGTGGTGGCGGTGGTGGGCAGGCTGCTACTCCTACACAACCGCCAACTGCTCCGTCACGTCAACCAGTCAGTGACACGGCACCGCAACAGAACACAGCCCGCGCACGTATTGAAGCACAAGAAGCGCAACGCATTGCGACAGAACAACGTAGGCAGGCTGCAGCGGAACGTGCACGAGGCAACCCTGGCCAACTTGCAGCACAACGAATGCGGGACCTTTATCCGTCATTGCAAGTGCCAGTGCCAGTACTGCCACGACAGTAGCCAACGGCAGCGACAGGGTACCAGAACCGTCGCGTTATGATTGAACGAGAACGGCAACAGCGACAAGAACGTCCACAGCGATAAGGTCAACACAGTTGACTCTTCCACTTCCTGGTACACCACTGACGGTGGATGGTTGCGTTGTGCAGCCATCCCCGGCTGCTTCATTTGAACGTATCAGTGTGCCCTCAATGCGTGAGGCGCAACGTCTAGTTGCTAGCACACGTCGCAAACTGATTGACCTACCGGGTACACCGCAACAGTTGACTGTATATGGAGCCATCATTGCGTACACGGCGAGTGGCATCTCTGATGCAGAGATTGGTGTGGCGCTTGGCATTAGTGCAGAACAAGTTGCACAAATCAAACGCACTCCGGCGTATCAGTCAATGGAGCATTCAGTCATTGAAGCAGCACGCCGTGTTGCTGAGAATGAGGTGCAGCAGATACTGGCAAGCAAGGAGAAGAAGGCTGCCGCACGACTGACAGAGTTGGTGGACAGTGTTGATGAGAAAGTAGCACTGACTGCTGCACGTGATGTGCTTGACCGTCGAGGTCATAAGCCAACAGAGAAGGTTGACATACGTCAACAGATGGAGTCCACATTCCGCATTGTGGTAGAGGACCGGCGCAACATTCCAGAGTTGCAGAACATCATTGACATGGAGAAGTGACATGGCGACTGTCCCTGACCTAGCACGACCGTCGGAACCACTAGACCGTCCACTGTCATCTCCCAACCGCACAGTCACTGCATCACCGCTTGGTGCGGAGACACCGCAGTATCGTGGAGAGTTGGTTGTGTCAAGTGCTGATGGCACCATGTATGTAGCACTTGGCACTACCAATACCAGTTGGGCTGTTGTATCGTTGGTGACGTGATGTGTTGGCTTCTAGGCCAACGCAGTCCTGCAGTGTGATGGTGATGCATGCTCCTACAGAGTTGGACATCCCAGCAGGCTTCAAACTGTTCGACCCAAAAGCAGCGCGTGGCTTGCTTGGTGTGTTTGCTGGCTGTTGATTACATCATAGGAGTGCTAGCATGACTAGCAACGTCAAGATTACTGCGCTTCCTGCCGCTACGACACTCACCGGCTCAGAAGAGTTGCCCGCAGTACAAGGAGGCATCACCAAGCGCACAAGTATTGATGACATTGTACTGCACGGCATCAGCAGCAATCAGTTAGCGGCAGCGGGGCCTGTTGAAACTTCTGGACTTACTATCGCATCTGCACGCCTTGTTGGCCGCACATCTCCGGGTGTGGGGCCTGTAGAACAAATCACAGTGGGCGCAGGGCTGATAATCAATGATGGGCAGTTGCAATCAACAACTGCTAACGCTTACCCGCTGACTGGTGGACAACTCAACGGCACACTCATCTTGCAACCAGGGACAACTGCAGCGCCGTCGCTACAGTTCAAGAATGATACCGACACAGGGCTCTATCATGCGGCTAGTGATGCGTTTGGCTTAGTGACTGGTGGCGCAGAGCGTGTGCGGATTGCGAATACTGAGGTTACAGTCAACACCTCACTTATTGTAGATGCTAGTGCCAGAGCACGCGGCGACCTGCGCGTTGATCGCGCAGACACCAACAGCGAAGGCGGACGGCTGGTCTCGCGCCGCGCCAGTGACAATGCAGACGGGTATTACTGGCAGACGCACGGGTCAGGCAGCACGCCGGTGTTCCGGCTGATGCGGGCGTTCGGCACACCAACGCAGATGCTGAGCATCAGCGACAGTGGCGCAGTCACAGTGACTGGCCCGCTTACGCTGCCCGCCTTCAACCCCACCCACCCCAACCACGCCACACGCAAAGCGTATGTTGATGCTGGTGATCGGTGGGTTACGCTTGTTGATGCTGACATCGCAAATAGTGCGGTGATTGATGTCACCGGGTTCAGTTTGGCGGACTATCATCTTGTAGAGGTTCACCTGCTCAATGTGTTGCCAACAGCAAACTCTTCGTCAAACGTCGTCGCTCAAGTGTATCGGAATCAGTCCCTTGTTTCGACTGGCTATAACCGTCTTCGGTTGAGTGTTTTTCAAACCGGAGTGAACGCGGCGGTTGCGTCAAATGCATCAAGTTGCGAGATTACCACTTCAGGCATTCGAACCGAGCGACTAGTGTCAAACATTACCATATCGCAGACGGAATCCGACCAAATGGCAATGTTGCGAGCAATCACTTTTTATCAGGAAAACACCAGTAACTTTATGCATTGCATGCACTCGGATTGTCGCGCCACTGGCGGTTCGGGGTGGGTTGATGGGCTTCGGATCACATCTCCAGTTGACCTTACTGCAAACGTGGGTCGTCTTGTCGTCATGGGGCTGAAAAAGTCATGATCAAAATCCAGTCCATCAACGTGGCGACTGGTGAGACAGTCGTCCGCGACGCAACCCCTGCCGAGGTTGCCGAGATCGAAGCGCTGCGCAACGCTCCGCCGCCTGTTCCTCGTAGCGTGACGCGCCGCCAAGCACGCCTTGCGTTGCTCAACGCTGGACTTCTCGATGCCGTTGAGGCTGCCATTGCCAAGGCTTCTCCTACCGTTCAGATCACCTACGAGGACGCAACCGAGTGGTGGCGGGATGATCCATTGATCGCAGAGGTAGCACAATCGCTCGGCCTAACCACCGAACAGGTGGACAATCTGTTTTTGGAGGCGTCGCGGCTATGAACGACATTCCAATGAAGGACAATCACAATGAATGAGTTGAGCAAAGGACTCGTGGCAGCAGCCAACTCTCCAATCCGCGCAGTGATGACTACGGTGATTGGTGGTGTCACGTTGGCACTGCTTATATGGATAGCATCACTGCTGTCCAATCTAGCATACGTAATCCCAGTGTTTGAACGACGCATTACGTCGCTAGAAACGCGGCAAGAAGCAGTTGGGGACCACATGGCATTGACACGCGAAGCGATCGCAGTGTTGCGTCGTGAGGTAGCGTTGATGCAAGAAGAGTTGCGCCTGCTCCGCCGCACTAGGCCCAGTGACAACTGACAAGGAATGGTGAACATGAACCGTGCAGTCATTGAAAGCATTGTTCGTCACATACTTACAGCAGTTGGTAGCATCCTTGTGTCGCTGGGGTACATCACGTCAGAGGAGGCAGCAACTGCAGGTGTGGCATTGACAGAGATTGCAGGTGCCGGAGCGGTGCTTATTAGTATCGTGTGGAGTGTGTACGACAAGGTGCGTAAGTGATGTGATGCGTTACGAGTGTTGGTGGAGACATCATGCGCAAGATAACACACATTGTTATACACTGCAGTGCCACGCCTGAGGGGCGTCCACATACTGCTGCAGACATTGAACGTTGGCATCGTGAGTTGGGATGGGCCAACATTGGCTACCACTACGTCATCCGTCTTGACGGTACAGTAGAGTTGGGACGACCTGTGTCGCAAGCAGGTGCCCATGTGAGTGGATACAACACAACCACTATCGGCATCTGCTATGTTGGCGGACTAGACCGCACAACGTGGCAACCCAAGGACACACGGACAGAAGAACAGAAGCGTTCAATGCGCACACTTGTTGTTGCATTGAAGGGTGTGTTCCCTGATGCCGAAGTGCTAGGGCATCGTGACTTCCCAAATGTGCGCAAGGCATGTCCATGTTTTAACGTGCGTCGGTGGTGGGAGAGTGTGCAGTAGTGGATCGTCCATACGTCATAGTTGCAGGCTCCGCTGCAGAAGCATTCCACAACAGCCGTAAGAAGATACGGCTGTATGGTGGAGGCTTTGGCAATGGCAAGACAACTGCGGCTGTGGCAGAGGCGTTGAAGTTGATCCGTGACTACCCTGGCAGCACAGGGCTAATGGCACGTGCCACGTATCCAAAGTTGAACAGCACACTACGCAGAGAGTTCTTCAAGTGGTGCCCACCATCATGGATCAAGAGCGGTAACAAGAATGACAACACGTGGCAGATGGTCAACGGTACCATTGTTGACTTCCGCTACATTGCACAGAAGTATGGCACTGCTGGTGACAGCAGCAGCAACTTGCTGTCGGCGTCCTATGACTGGATCATCGTTGACCAGATTGAGGACCCAGAGATCGAGTATGCTGACTTCTTGCAGTTGTTTGGTCGCCTGCGCGGCAGCACCAAGTATGCAGGCGATGACCCAACCATGCCTGCTACAGGCCCACGGTTCATGATCCTGACATGCAACCCTGCACTTGGTTGGGTGTATGATCACATTGTGAAGCCGCTACATGACTTCCGTCGTGGTATAGACAACCCTAACTTGTTGTGTGAGACAGGCCTTGACGGTAAGCCGTTGCTAGTGGATGGCAAGAAGGTGCCCATTGTTGACGTGTTCGAGGCAAGCACGTTGGACAACGCACAGAATGTGCCGATAGACTATGTAAAGACACTGCTTGCTACGTACACTGGGCGCTTCCGTGACCGATACGTCTTCGGCAAGTGGGTTGCGTTTGAAGGCACAGTGTACGATGAGTTCGATCCAGTAGTGCATGTACAGCCGCGTAAGTGGTTGCAGGACTACTTGGCTGACATGGAGACGATGGGCTACACGCCTGGTGTGTTGGAAGCGTACGACTTTGGCATTGCGGAGCCGTCGTGTTACCTGTTGGCAGGCACAGATGATCGGCAGCAGATAATGGTTGTTGACGGCTTCTATGAGTCAGGCCTGTCCATTGAGGAACAGGCTAACCGCATCAAGAAGATACGCGAAGCCAATGGTCTCAACCACATTGACGACATCCGTGCTGACCCGTCGTGCTTCCGTCGCAACAACGCTGCCATGCGCGGTGGGGCACGTTCGGTTGCTGCGATGTTCGCTGACCATGGCATCTTGATGCGTCCTGCATCAAACGCTATCGTTGAAGGCATTATCGTCGTGAAGCAAGCACTTCAACGACGCAACAGCGTTGTATGTCCATTTACGCAACAGCGTGGTGCGCCACGGCTCTACTTCGCTGACCACCTGCGGTTCATTACTGATGAGATGGTGAAGTACCGTTGGAAGCAACGCAAGGATGGCGAGGAGCAGCGTGACGAGCCTGTTGACAAAGACAACCATAGCATGGACTGCTTGCGCTACATGCTGAATGGTCCAATACCCACAGCACGACTGCTTCACCGTAGGCCTGTCAGAGTGCCACCACAAGTGCTGCGTTGGGGCGAGGGGCCTATTGACGATTACGCTGTAAGCAGTCGCCAACATAGGTATGCATCATGAGTGACAATCTGACTCGCATGCTGGATGAAGAAGCCCCGCTTGGTGCGGAGGCTGACTCCGGCCCGGTGTATCGTGTTGACTCCAACACCAAGGTGCTTGTCAGCAAGCACTATGGTAGCCTGTGGAAGGGCCGCATCAGCAGCGCGCGGCGTGCACGGCAGATATTTGAGGATGGTTGGGACGAAGCAACACGCTATTACAACCACAACCAGTGGGAGTATCGCCAGAGAGGCGACAACCGCAGCGGCAATCGCTACCTGTCAGCCCGCCGCAACTCGCAGTGGGCAGAGACAGAGAACATCGTGTATGCTAACATCCGGGCTATCATGCCCGCAGTGTACGCCAAGAACCCAACAGTGGAGATGACGTGTACTGATGAGGAATACAAAGACTACGTACACATCATGGAGGACCTGCTCAACACGTTGGCTGGGTCTGACGTAGCACCAGGCATCAACCTCAAGGTGCACGCCAAGCAAGCAGTGTTGGCTGCTGAGTTGCACAACCTTGCATGGCTGCGTTATGGCTACACTGAACGCAACAGCAGCATCGAGGAGGCACAAGCAGAACTTGCAACCCTCACTGCGGAGTTGGAGAAGGCAGAGGATGCCAAGACCATCCGTGAGATTGAAGGCAAGATCATGGCCCTTGAGGAGACACTCAACGTGCTGCAGCCTGCTGGGCCATTTGTGTGCTTTGAACCTGCACACAATGTGCTAGTTGACCCTGATGCACGTTCGCCAGACTTCAGCGATGCCACATGGATGGCATTGCGTTGTGTGTACCCGACTGCATACCTCAATGCCAAGTACGGCAAGAAGGGTGAAGATGGTCAGGTGCAGTCACTGTACAAGCCTACGCATGTGCTAACTGCATCATCAGGCAGTACGGACGATGACAACTTCCTTGAAGTTGGCAAGGACGTGGAAGCACACCAGTACGGTTACAGTGACACGCAACAACTTGCCAAGGCATTCCGCACAGAGTGCTGGATGATTTGGGACAAGGTGACACGGCGTGTGTTCCTGTATGCCAACAACGATTGGACGTGGCCTATATGGGTAGAGCAGGACCCGTACGGCTTGCCCAACTTCTTCCCAATGCGTCCACTGGTATACAACACCACACCTATGTCAGCCATGGCACGCAGCCCGGTCACGTACTACCTTGACCAGCAGGATGCCATCAACGAGATCAATGATGAGTACCGCCGTGCTCGACAGGATGTGAAGGAGAACATCCTGTATGATGACAGCATGGATCGTGAGAGTGTTGAGAAGTGGTTGACTGGTAGCAACAACCTTGCACAAGGTGTCAAGATACCAGAAGGCAAGACGCTGCGTGACATGATCCTTGAAAAGCCCAACACGCTACTCAAGGTGTTGCCACTGTTTGACAAGGGGCCATTGTTTGCAGCCATTGATCGCCTTAGTGGTGTGTCTGACGTGCTACGCAATGCACAGTTCAAGACCAACACTACCAACAAGGCGATCGAGAACTACAACAGCGTCACCGCGATGCGGTTGGACGAGAAGATTGATGCCATTGAGGATTTCTTTGGCAAGGTGTTCTATGACTTGGCGTTCCTTGTTGGGCAGTTCATGACACCCAACGACGTAGAGAACGTGCTTGGAGCAGACAAAGCAGCCAAATGGAGGCAGTACCCTCCGTCAGAGTTGCGTCGTATCCTACGTTGTCGTGTGGTTGGCGGTTCCACACAGAAGCCAACCAGTGAGGCTAAGAAGCAGCAGGCACTGCAACTTGCAGACATCCTGTCCAAGTTTGTGGAGATGGCACCTTCGGTGGTCATTGGTGTCATCATGGACCTGTTCGATGAAGCCTTTGATGAACTGCATCTGCCGCCTGATGCGTTCCAAAGGATCAAGGAAGAGGCCACAATGGCACTGCAACGTGGCAACAATGCTCCGCCTAGTGGCACCACTACTAGCACAGATGTTGCTGCACAGATTGACGCACTTCCTGAGGAAGCACGTCAGGCTCTAGGCTTGGCCTTGTCTAGAGGGGCATCGCTTAGAGAAGCGCTGCCTATGATACTACAGGCTCAACAGGGTAACCCAGGAGGACTACAATGAGTGGTACGTTTGACGACAAGTTGGCTGACACGTTTGGACTCAACGATGAGGACAAGCGTGAGGAGTCGGAGCAGACAACCAATGAAGCGCCGCAGAGTGAGAACACCAACACTACCACCAGTGATGCTGAAACTGCTACGCCCGCACAACCCACCAAGCCCGACAAAGGCAAAAAGGGTGCAGACGCTACTAGTGCAGAGCCTAACACGCAGCACTCCAGTGGAGATGCAAATCTCCGTGGCGCTGCTCAACGCTTCCATGGCAACTGGCAGCGAGCGCAGCGAGAGTTAGAGCGTGTGTCGCGTGAGTTGGAAACTACACGCGCGGAGTTGGAAGGTCTGCGTACTGCTGCACAACTGCCTACACAACTCGGATTGACTCCTAACGAAGCCACCATGGGCATGCAGATGATTGCGCACTTCAAGCGCGATCCTGTGGGGGCTGCAAAAGAGGTACTTGCGCAGGTCCTGGCAGCAGGTATTAATATAGAGGACCTCGTTGGCAGCATCAATGCTTCGGCAATCCAGAAGATGCTGGACAACACGGTACGGCCGCTCACTGAGGCGCAGCAGCGCCAGCAGCGCGAAGCGGAAATGCAACGCGCGGTGCAGGAAGCAGTTGAGCGAGAGCGTGAAGCAGTGCTTGCACGCTTCCCTTGGGCCGCGGTTCACGATGAAGAAGTGGCCGATATCATGGATGCCTTTGAAGAGGCAGGCCACGATATCTCATACCGCGAGGCGGTGCTTGAACTTCAAGCATATGCGCTACAGAACAATCTCGATCTATCGAAACCGTTGCGTCCGCAACTGGCAGCACGTCGTGCAGCACGTCAGCCGGTAAGCAACGCGCGAGGTCCGGTGCGAACCAATGCACCGACTACGATGGAACCGCGTCGAGCAGCACTGTCAGCAGATGCCTCGACGCGCGATATTGTCCGTGAAGCAATGCGTGAAGCAGGTCTAACCCCTCCGGAGTAAGTGAACGATGGCTATCAACTCACAGTTCGCTGCTGGTGGCACACTTGACACCATCATCAACTCGATGATGGACAAGTCCCGCCGCAAACTCATCATGGCATCCGCCAAGAGCAATGCGCTCTATGCATGGTGTGTTGCCAACGACCGCGTTGAGAAGGAGAATGGTGGGGCCAATATCACCAATCCACTCACCGTTGGTCGCAACCCCAACATCACGTCGTACCAGTACTACGATGAACTGCCTGTGGCGCAGACCAGTGAGTTCACCACGGTCGGCTACGGGTGGTCGCGTGTTGCTGGCACAATGATCATCAGCAACCAGGAGATTGACGAGAACACTGGTGAAGCAGCAATCTTCAAACTGCTCACTGCAAAGATGGACGTGCTCATTGAGTCCATCAAGGAGTTGTTCTCGTCGTATCTGTATGGTGCTGGTGCAGGCATTGACCCGCTCGGCCTGCAGGCACTCATTGCAGATGACCCGACCACTGGGGTGCTTGGTGGACTGTCGCGTGCTGCGGAGCCGCAGTGGCGTACATCGTCGTACAACTTTGCTGGCGGCCTTGACGCGACCAACATTGAAGAGGCATTCGACGACATCCTCATGGACCTCAAGTTCAAGGAGGACAAGCCGGACCTCATCCTTGTTGGTCGCAACATCTACCGCACTTACCGTCAGGCGGTGCGTGACAAGATCATGATCACCATGGACTCGTCCAGCAAGGGCAAGGCCATGTATGATCTTGGCTTTGAGGGTGTGATGCACAATGGTATCACCATGATGTACGACGAGGACTGCCCGGTTGACCGTGCGTACTTCATCAACAGCAAGTACTTGCGGACACACATCCTCAACGGTGTGAACATGAAGGTTGTCAACCTCACGGCACCATGGACCACTGATGCCATCGGTCGTCGTGTTGTGTGGCAAGGGCAGTTCTGTGTGTGGAAGTGCTTCCGTACACACGCTGTCCTTCGAAATGAGGTGTGATATGCAGACTACTCGTAAGGTGCGACCTGCCTTCACCATCAAGCGCCGTGAGAATGTGACCCGTACTGTGGTCAACATGCAGTATGTCAAGGCAAAGGGCGAGACGAAGGGCAAGTTTATCCGTGAGGAAGTCACGGAGAGACTGCCTGAGGTGTTCGACGTGTACTTCCCGCAGGGACACTCCATCCGTGTTGACAGTCGTGAGCGGCTTGCCGCGCTTGGGCTGGTGGACAACCCAGACCTGATTGACATGAACACGGGTGAAGTGATCGCCAAGTCGGAGACGCTCGACCTGGAGCAGTTCGTTGCCCGCAACACCCGCAATGCTGACCCCTTTGTTGATGGAGTGACGCCATGACTCGACGTGTTGGACAGTTTCGTCCGACTTACACCAGTGTTCGTGTCCCGAACATGACTTACGCTGCAGGCATTGATGGTGATGACCTGCTCCGTGTGTCATTCGGTGCACCTCCTGCATTGAACAACACTGGGTTCCTTGCAGCGCAGTCCATTGCGACTGCTGGTGGTGCAGACATTCCCCTCACCACTGCAAGGTTCAATGCCTTGGCACCGTTTGGGCGTTGTCTGCGATACGTGGCATCTGCTGCTGCGACCAGCACAGTCACTGTGACTGGCCGCGACTACCTTGGTCAGCGAGTGCGGGAGCAGATCACCCTCAACGGCACTACTGCAGTGCTTGGTCTCAAAGCGTTCAGGTTTGTGGACCGCATTGATTGGGGTGCCACTTCTGGTGTCACCATTGACGTTGGTTGGCGCGATGCGTTTGGGCTGCCGTTCCGTGCATTCCAGATGGTCGCCGAGACCAAGAATGGTGCTGCTTCTGCCAACCCTGGCACATTCACTGCAGGGCTGGCAGCCGGTACCACACCCACCATCAGCAATGGTGATGTGCGTGGTACCTATCTCCCTGTAACCGTGATCCCCAACGGTACAAACACGTTCGACATCCTGGTCATTGTTGACCGGTCGAACCTGCATGGTCCGGCACAGTTTGCCTGATCATGCTGACTAGCGTAAGTCTCCCTGGGTGAACCCAACTTGGCCGTGCAGGGCAACCTGCAGGGCAACCTGCACGGCTCTTTTGGAGATAACGCATGCCGTTCCGTACTGTGCCTGACTTGACGCAACGTATCATCCGCAAGTTGCGGCAAGTGCCTGGGCTAGGCACACAACTGTACAGTGAAGACTACATCGCTGAGTTGATTGAAGAGGTGTATGGGATGGTCCGCACTGATCGGTGGTGGGACCATCTCATGTCATGGCACACACGTGTGTTGGATGGTACTACTGGGCAAGTGACTGTAGCGCTGCCTGCGCTGCGTGAAGGGTTCCATGATATTCGAGAGGTGCGGTATGGGCGTGATTCGTTTCCATTGCCGCAACTTGGTGCAGGTGTGTCACCCCCACAGTTGGTGACTGCTGGCACCCGTCCACGGTTCATTGAGCCACTACCAGTGACGCATCCTAACTATGCAACTAGGGTGTTCCGTGTACACCCACTGAACGCAGTGACACCTGCAGGTTCAGAGTTGCACATTCATTTGCGGTCCGACCCACCAAACTTGTTTGTAGATGACACTGTGCCAGTGCCGTTTGATGACATCTGCCTCATCAATGGTGTAGTGGTGCGGTATGCAGCATCGGACAGTGCCAACGTTGCAGAAGTAGAAGTTGCACAGCGTACGTTCATAGACCGACTGGATCAGTTGCGGCGTATGCACGACAACGCTGCGTTGGCACTTGACCCACGTGCCCCGTATGGCACAGACCAATGGCATGAGATATGGTAACGCGCAACCTCATCAGGCCAATCAACCGACTAGTCACACGCACAGCGCGTGACTTTAGTGGTGGGTTGAATACTGAGGACAGTGCGCTCAACCTGCCGAGCAAGTTCCTCATTGATGCGCGTAACATCCTTGTCACCACACAAGGTGTAGCACACATTCGTTACGGCACACACGAAGTAGCACGTATTTTTGACGCTGATGAACAACTCATCGCATGTGAGTTCTTCAACAACGCGATCATTGCAGTATCTCGCAAAGGCAAAGTGTGGCGCATCACTCGTGGTGGTGATGTAAGTCTGTTGTGGGATGAAGGCATCGCACAAAGCCGTCCTGGGTCGCCTAATGGTTGGGGCACCACGGAGTATGCAGAGTTCACACAGTTTGCTGGTGAGTTGATCATCGTCAATGGCATTGACAAACCACTTGTCGTCAATGCATTCAACCAAGTCAACTACCTACAGGACCTAGGTACGGGCAGTAATGTGAACGTGCCTCGCGCACGTCATTGCACAACATTCAACGACTACCTAGTACTTGCAGGCACGCAGTTTGAGCCTGACACACTGTTCATTGGAGCCAAAGGCACGGCAGGCACGTTCTTCGGTGACCCACCACCAAACGATGCAACCAACTTCTCGTGCAGTCAGTACGTAGATATTGGCGCGCCAGTCATTCGTGCAGTATCATCGTTCCGTGACCGGTTGTTGGTGTTCTTTGATGAACAGGTGCTGATCGTCAAACTGGGTGAGTACCAGAACAACAACCATGTGCCAGAAGTAGAGGACCGACTGCAAGGCATTGGTGCGTTGTCTGGGCGTTGTGTCGTGTCACTTGGTGATGACGTAGTGGTGTTGTCGCGCCTCGGCGTGGAGAGCATGAAGCGCACCATCATCACAGGTCAGTTCTCACCAAAGCGTGTCAGCACAAATATTGACACTACAATGCAGCGTGCCATACGGCAGCTCAACAACACCGCAGTAGCACATAATGTGTTCGCGGTTCACAACCGCATTGATGGGCACGTGATGTTCTTCCTGCCTAAGACCAACAACGTGATGCCTTCTACAGACAACAACGTGTACACACTCATCAAAGATGGCGTCACACCTGCTGACCGGTGGGGGTACTTGGACAACATGCCCTACCGTGCTGCGTGCCAGAGTGGGGCAGGTGAGATATTCTTTGTTGAAGGCCACACGGTGTGGAGGTACTCCAACACAGGCAATGTGCTGTTCCCCTACCGTGACAAGGCGCTTCCTAACGAAGAAGCATGGAGTGACGGCACACTGTTTGGTGACGGCAAGGGCTGGCGTGGAACAGGGTTGACCGGTGGTACTGCCATTCCGTTTAGGTTGCGAACGCCTTGGCTAGACTTCGGCAATCCTATGCAGGCCAAGTGCTCACGGTATATGATGTTGGAGTGCATGGCAGGCCCACCGCCTAACACGCAACTCACTGTTCGTATGTACATTGACCTCATTGAACCTGAGGCGTTGTCTAGTACGTTTGAAGTGACAGCAACTCCTGCTGGTCCTGACACCAACTTGTTAGGCACGGAAGCAAACAACACTGTGAACACGGAGTCGGACGTGCCAATATCCATTGGTGGCCTTGGCGGCAACGTGGTACAAGCAGATGCTCCTACCAACAACATGCAGTTGTACAACTGGCCAAGTAAGTTCCGTCGTGCCTCCTTTGAGTTTGAAGGCAATGCTGTGACGTACTTTGCCTTGGCCAGTATCAACGTTGCATTCATCCCTGGAGGCGTGCGCCGATGACTAGCGCTATCAACCCAGCAGTCATTATTGACAATGTGCCTGTCTCTAAGTCGGCAGTGCGCAACCAGTTGGCACACGCTCGTGATGAAATCACTGAGTTGCAGCGACTGCTGGTCAAGCAAACCACACAACCATCGCCATCAGCGTATGCACTCACGTTCACTGAAACTATCGCGTACACTAACGGTCAAGTGTTCCGTATGCGGCTGAACGCTTCGGCATCTGTGTCAGCCACTACAGTAACACTGAATGTCAACAACCAGGGTGCAACGCCTATTCGTGAGTGGAATGGGACATCTCTAGTGGATGTACCAGGATGGCGGTTTGTTGCCGATGCTGTAATGACTGTGGTGTACAACGCGACTGCGTCATGCTTCATGCTCATTGATACATCTCATCCGGCTGTAGGCAAGTTTGTGCTGCACAGATTGTCTGGCACGTCTGTTACTGTGTTGGAAGTGCCTAACTTACCAGCACGTCCAACCATTGACTTTGAGATTGACCAGTTCGCACCGGCTACTGCAGGACAGGACTTGCTGCTGCAAGTGTCAACTGACAATGGCACAACATACCTCACCACTGGCTACCTCTACTCAAACCAAGTACTGAATAATACTGCATCTGCATACGAAGGTAGCAGCACTGCGTCAGGATGGAAACTGGCAGGACCGATCCCTGTTGCGTCACCACAGTACTTCAATGGTTCTGTGCGACTGTTTACTGGTGTTACGTCATCAGGGATTACAGGGGCACAGTCTGCACAGTGGACTACACGCGCACTGCACGCAACCGATGGCTGGAACCACCGTCAAGGCACTGGACATCGCAGTTCTACCACAGTCATCAATGCTGTTCGCTTTGTGCTGAGTGGCGGTGCAGCGTTCACAATGTCTGCCAATGTGATCTTGTGATGGAGGCTTGACATGAGTTGGCTGTCAAAACTGCTTCGTGGTGGACGTTCCAAGCCAGCACCTCCACGTCAGAGTGAAGCAGAGATTGCTGAGCGCCTTCGTCGTGAGCGTGAAGCAGCAGATCGTGCACTGCGCAATGAACGACTGCCACTAGCAATCGAGGACACTCGACGTCTTGCTACTGACATACTAGCACGTCGAGGCATCCCCGATCAGGACTACTACATGAACCTGATCGAGCAGGCCCTCAATCGTACAGCACAGGCTGTGCCAGACACTGACACACAGCCTATAAAGTACTTTGGCCCATCACTGATTGAGGCTGCACTAGAACAAGGTGCACAAGATCGTCGCCAGCGCTTCTTGCGTGATGTGGACACGCTGTTTGGTCCTGATGCTGAATGGCGGTACATTCCAGATACTGCAGGGCGTGACATCATAGACCGAGTGTTGAACACACAACGAGATGAAGCGTTGAGTGCTATAGACCGTGCTAGGGCACGTGGTAACCTGACCGAGATGGGCATGTCCGGAGCAGCGCAGCGGATTGGTGAGTTGGAGAGAGCGGGTAGGCAACAGGCTAGCAGCCTTGTTGCTAACGCACTACAAGGCCTTCGTGACGAGTTTGGCAACATCTACAACCGTGCTCGCAGTGCTGCACAGAGTTACATGCCAGGTGGTTCGTTCTCACTTGAACCGTTTGCTGCACAGAAGCAGTCATTCCTTGACACACTGAATGAGCGCATCCCTGGTGTAGCATACAATGCGTTGGCTGGTCAGTCCTTCTTTGACATTGGCGACATCCTAACACGTGGTGGCCGACTGCAAGGTGCACAGAACCCACGCATAGCGGCATTCGTGCCTCCACAACGCAGTAGTAGTGAAGAAGATCGTCGCGGATTGGGGAGCACGCTGTAATGCTTGGACTCATTGGTTCAGCAATAAGTCTAGGAGGCTCACTTGCGGGCCTGTTGGGTGGCAACCGTGCTGCCAGAGAGCAGAACCGCATCAACCGTGAGCAACTAGAACTACAACGCGCACTCGGCACGGCAGGCATCACGACAGGTCGTGGTGATCGCATCCGTTTTGTACCCGGCCTAGGCTGGGTACTTGAGCCGTCTGAGGTTGCTGCCAACATTGGACGTGCATCCGATGCTGGCGAGCGGCGAGCGTACACGAGTGATGAGATTGACCGTGTAGAACGCAACCTTGAGACGTTCCGTCGTGGTCGCCTTGCTAGTCTGCTTGCTGATCGCATCATGCGCGAGATGGCAGCACGCAGAGATGACACTGACAGTGTGACTGCTGCACTCGCTGAGCAGAACGTTGCGGAAGCAGTAGAAGGCCGCAACAATCTTGCACGACTGCTTGGTATGAGCGGCATACGGCAAGGGACATCTGTGCAAGCAGCACTTGATGCACTAGGGCGTGGTGCGCAGGCTGGCACTCGTACTGCATTGGCACGTGCTCGTCTGATGGGTCCAACGATGGCAATGGAACGGCGAGCAGCACAACGGCAGAGTGACACGGCTGACTTGTCAAGGCTGCTGCCCATTGCACGTGACGCAGGTGATGCATTCCGTGGCCCCAGTCAGGTGTCGCAAGGTCTGGATGCCATGCTCGCTTCACGTGGTGGACAGTCTGCAGGCTTCAACGCGCAGCAAGCACAATACAGCACTAGTGCATACAACCTACCAGTTCGCCTAGACCAGTTCGGTGAAGCCCTACGTGGCTTTGGTAGTGTGCTTAGCACGTGGCGTAAGCAGAATGCTGCACCTACTGTTGGAGCAGGGTACAACCTTGGTAGCATCTTCAACCCAGTTGGTGGTGCGAACGCTGGCGGCTTCCTGTTCTAAGGAGCACTAGGCATGTACGATGACGATGACGCTAATGCTAACATTGTGCCTGTCACTGGCACTGGCCCGCGCACTGCCTACCGTATCCCTATACCTGACTACCGTGCATTCCAACCTTCTGGGCTAGAGATTACTCTTGGCAACCGCATTGGCGGTAATGACCCCAACATGTTGGTGGGCTACCGTCTTGGTGCGCTAGGAGACCGACTTGCTGCACAAAACACGTACATTGACTTCCTGCGTGAAGCCATGCAGCGTCAGCAACAAGTTGCGGCAATGGCTGATGCCACTGCTAGGCGTGGACAGGATGCACAAGTCACACGTGTTGCGTTGCAGAACCCAACCTATGCATCACTGTTCAACCTGAGCCGTCAACAGGTCACGCCTGAGGGGTTGGCTACTATGGGCCAACTGCCTGGGTTGGATGTACGCAGGCGAGAGGCTGATATTGAGAACACGCTTGCACAGGCAGCACAGAGGCGTGCTGATGCAGCAAATGCTGGCAGGGATCGCAGTGCGTTTACAATGTCACAGTGGGCTAATGCAAGCAATAGGTTGTTGCAACTGGAAGCCAATCTGCTTGGGTTGGAGCAGCGGCTCCTACAAGCCGCTACTAACGCAGGCATTACCACACAGCAAATACAGCGCGATGCTCAGGGACGAGTGGTGTTGAGCCAAGATGTCATACGTAGTGCACCCACAGGGCATCGTGAGGAACTTGAAAGACTGCAGAACTCTATAAATACCCTACGTGCTGCGATTGCCAATCAGCGTGCATTGATTGAATCCACTCGCCCTGGTAATGTACCACTTCCTAGCACGCCTGCGGACTTTGCACTTCCACCTGCAGCACCAACGGAGACGCCTGCACCATCTGCTAATGCGCCTGCACCAGCCGCTAGCGCACCTGCACCTGCAGCACCAGTTGCACGTGCTAACCCCCCACCGGCCACGCCAAGCACTGGTGGTGCTGCAGCACTGCAAGAGGCAAGGGCAGCAGGTCAGGTTGGCAGGGTGTTGATAGAACTGCCACCTGAACCTGGCAGGCCAAACTATGCCCAGATAACTACATACATCAGTGGAGAGATAGCAGCAGGCCGACTGCCGCAGGGTTCTAGGTTCCATACGGCTGCGAACGGTAATATCGTGATTGCAAAGCCCAACAGAGAAACTGTCTCCGTCCCATACAATGAAGTGATCGAACGGGCACGTCAATACATGCAGCGGCAACTGCAGCAGCAGTAGAGGCAAACACAATGAGTGACAACGTGCGCATTGGCGCAGGTATGCTGCCTGGGTTGGACTGGCAAGACTTCCGCAACATGCTGCGAGGTGTGACGCAAGTCCCACAGGCACCGTTTGCTATTGCAGGCATGTTCGGCAATGAACGTGCTGCTGACATATCAATGCGCATGGGGGACTTCTTCAACAACCTGCTTGGCACACAAGACGTGTCGTTGACGGAGGACCCACGTGCTGCGCTTGCACAGATTATTGGTAGCAGTGTAGTAGGTGTGCCTGCTAGCCTCATTCCTCGTGCTGCACAGATTGGTGCTGCGATTGCACAGGCACCACGCCCTGTGCGTGCTGCAGTCAATGTTGCAGAAGCACTTACACCCGTCACAGTACCCCTCACCGCAGGACGTATTGGTGCAAACATTGCAGGTGGTACTGCAGTTGACTTGGCATTCAGTGGCCTTGATGCATTGGCAGGACAACCCAGTGACAATGACTACTGGATTGAGTTGCCAGATGGCACACTGCAGTTGGTGCGGCCCGGACACGGGCAGGCGAGTACACAACCAACAATACCAACAACAACCACTACACCACAAACACCCACACAACCAACACCAACACCTACACCACAAACACCAACTGCTGCGCCGATGACAGCAACAGGTGGTGCTGGTGGCGGTGTTGGTGTTGGTGTTGGTACTGGTGATGGTGTTGGTGGTAGTGATGCCTCGCCGGCGCCTTCGGCGGACCCATTGCGTGATGGGTATTGGGCTGAAACAACAGATGGTCGGCTGATATTCTACAGTACAACACCATTGCAACCTGAACAAGACGACCGCACGTGGCTGCAGATTGTGCGTGACAACGCAATACCTGCACTAGTTGCAGCAGGTGCAATAGGTGCAGGCATTTCAGGTCTCCGTCGTCAGCAGGCGTCACGTCAAGCACGTGAAGAGTTGCGCAGTCGTGACACTGTTGCCATTGGCAATCCACCGCCAGAGGACATTGCACAACCTACGATTGGCGAGCGGCTGGCTACGCAGGTCATTGACGAGACTGCAGCAGCACGTGGATTTGTGCGTGAGGCTGAACGGGTTGGGTTCATCACACCTGATGAGCGTGCATCGCTAGATGCTGACTTGCAAACAACGCTAGCACGAGCCGTGCGTGAGACTCGTGCTCATGCAGCACTGCGACGGGGCGTTGCGCCTGATGGGTACGACTTGCGTACAGTCCGTATGCCTGATGGTACACGACGCACGGTGTTCTCACAACGTGAGTTGCAGGACCGTATGGAGACACTCATCCGTGAGCAACCAGAACTGCACGCAGACGTTGTGCAGGTGCAGGCGTTGTTGGATGAGTTGTCCAACCGTCAGCGTGCTGCAGCGTCTGGCACTACATCACGTATTGCGCCAGATGAGCCTGCTCGTGTTGGCATGACGCACAAGTCGTTGGCTGACATTGAGAGAGAACTAGCAGCAATCACGCGCCGTTCACCGCAGGTGCGTGAGTACATTGACGAGCATGCTGCATGGGCAGAGAGTCGGCGACAGTATCTCGTGCGTGCAGGACGCATCACTCCTGCCATGGCAGCCAAGTGGCGTCGTGCAAACGTCCACTATGTGCCCGACTACGATCCGTACGATGTGCATACAGGCTACATGTCGCTGCGACGCATCCGCGAAGGTGGACTGGCCGATCGTCCACAATCGTATGTTGATGCTCGGCTCGACTACGACATCCGTATGATCACGGAGACGGAGTTGAACCGTGCACGTCGCAACGTCATCCGTGGCTTGGAGCGCATTCAGAATGCTGCAAGGCTAGAGCCTACGAAGGCTCCACGACTGCTCAAACAAATCATTGGTCCAATACACCGCGGCAAGGTGCCTGAACCTGATGACCGTGCCAACACTATGCGGTGGTGGGAGAACGGTGAGCAGTACAGTGTGCAGATATATGTGCCCGAAGTGTACCAAGCATTGCGCAGTGCACCTTCTATGACAGGAGGCATCCTCAATACTACACGTCTATGGGGTCAGGAGTTGACGACTGGTGTATTGGCAGCACTGACTGGTCCCGTGCAAGCACCTATATCAGCCATCTACACCACGTGGTTGATGACTGCAGCACCAATGAACCGACTGGCCACTGGCAGGTTGGACCGTCTGCTGCGCCGTCTTACCAATGACCGCCTCACCCTTGGCATGCTTGATCCCACAATGTACCCAGGCATCGCATGGGCGATGGCGCAAGACTTTGCAGCAATGAGTGTGCGGGTGTTGTCTGATGTCACCCGCCGTGAGTTGCTATCTAGTCGCAGCCTCGTTCGTAAGATGGTTGGTGGTGAGCGATTGGCAGCACTGCTGCGCCGTCTTGATGACATATACGAGAACAGCATCTATGCCGAGATGCGGCGTATGGGTGCTATCGGCAACAACCCCATCACTGGTGCTGACTTTACAGGTGGTGCGCCTCCATCAGTAGCAGCGTTGTCTCCTTCGTACCAAGCAGTACGCCCACGTGACTGGTACTTCCCTACCAACATACGTGAACTGCGTGAGTTGGTTGGTGATGCACTAATCCGCAGCCCGCTTGGTCCAAAGGTTGTGGAGACGTGGCAACTTGCACGTGAAGCGTTCGACATTATAGCGTCGTCGCCACAGTCCATGGTGTATCGCCTCAACCGCGATGACTACATGCGTATGTACAACGTGCAACCTGAAGACCGTAGTGTTACGACTACACGAAGAACGGCTTCGCCAGAACGTGAGCAGGCACTTAGTGTGCTGACTAGCCGTGTGCGGCGTGTTACTGGCGACCCTGCACTGCGTCCTGCTAACCGCACTATGCAGGGCATAGAGTCCACCTTCATGTATGCTACCATCATGAAGCAGGGGTTGGCACAGTACGGTAGGATGTTCCGTGAGAACCCAGTGCGCACGACAACGGCTATGGTCACTAGCGTGATTATACCAACCACGCTAGCCCTCTACAATGCCATGGTGCAAGACGAGGAGGACATTGCAAACGGCCTAGAGCCTACACGTGTGTGGGACTTGGTGTTCAATGCCCCTAACCGTGTAGCAGGCACACTGCCATTCTACCTGCCCGGACTGCCTACTGAGCAGGCGCTGCGTGTGTCTTATGACCAACCATTGGGTCCGCTTGTTGCTGCTGCACAGGCCATTTTGCTGTCAACGTTGGGAGCAGATGACCCAAAGTTCTACTCCGAAGGTATGCGGCAGAACCGTGAGTTGCTGCGTCGGCTGATTGAAGAGCGTCACACCTATGCCATGTGGGAAGCACTGCAACGTGGTATGGGTGAGTTGGCACCACCTCCACTCATTGCTAGTGCGGTTGGTGCAGCAGGCTATGACATGCGTGACTTCATCAGCATTCGGCCATCACTGCAACCAACTGAACAACGTGGTGCAGGAGGATACTTCGAGGGTCAGACATACACTGACACTTTGCCCAACTGGGCTGTCAACGTGTTGAACAGTTGGGGCAGTGTTGGACAGTTTGTCGCGCGCATGATGCCGATGTTTATGGACCAAGAGGATCTAGAGGCTGCACAACGCAGGTTGCAGCAAGATGCACGACCCACGCTGTCAGCATTGGGTGACATCATTGGGCAACGGTTCGGTGATCGTGCAACTATTGCTGCACCTCTGCTGTCTGGTCCACGCAGTCAGCCATCGTTTGACATCACGTCAGAGTACGTGCGAGACATCGAGCGTAAGATGCGTGAGTTGCAGCAAGGCAGCCGCGACGTGACACGTCCTGGTGTGTTGGGAAGTGGCCGTGAACGGTTTGTTGAGACGCAGTATGACTGGTTGGATCGCCTGCCACCACAAGATCAGGCACCAATGCGTGCTATTGTGCAACAAGTAGTGCGTGGGTTCAACAACATGCAGTCGCTGCGTGATGAGCGCAACAGCCTATACTCAGCAATGGTTGCACTCAACAGTGATCCTATACTGCGTCGTGATCCAATAGCGCTGCGTTACGGCCAGAACTGGATAGCCAACCGCATTCGTGATGTCAACGTTCGCATAGTTGAGAGCATTGTGAACTTGGAGCAGCACATCAGCAACGAGTTTGGCATCCAGTTCCGTATAGAGAACTTCAACCCTGCACGTGGTATGAGGCAGTTTACGCCAGCAAGGCCTTCACCCTCTCAGTGAACTGCTGACGCACCTCATTGTCGAGTAGTAGCGTGGTGCCTCGGTACAAGTAAGTTGGCCTACCCGGGGCACCACGCAACTCAAACTTCTGCACCATATCCAACTCGTGCATCAAGTCGAGCAGCATGTCACGCTCTGTGACGTTCATGTATTCACGCAACTTGAACACGAGTTCAGATTTGGTCATCCCATGACTGCCTGCTTTGATGAGCACTGCTATCAGACGATCCACACCTGCTAGCAGGCGACGCTCATGCAGGCTGATAGAGAACAAGTCACCTGCACCACGCTTCACACTCTCTATGAGTGCAATGGCAGACTTCATCTGTGACAGTTGCACCTCAAACGAGCCATCGTTGATTGCCAACAGTCCTGCCACACGCAGGACGTGATGGTCCTCACGTGCAAAGAATGACATTGCAAACGCATCAGATGCAGGTGGTGTTGGCCGATTGACATACCACAATGTGAAGAACGCCTTGGCCTTCTCGTTCAACTGAATACGTTGCACCTTCTCGGCCTTCTTGCGCGCATCCCACAACTGCTCAAGCATAAGCATCTCGAGTTTGGGCATGGGATCAGGCCATGGCACCATCTTCTTAGGCCGTTCTTCATACACAAACAGGCAACGACTGGTGAACCCTCCCTCAATGACGGCCGGGTTCACTGCTTGTGCTAGCCATGTTGGTGTGGATGCGCCCAACAGTGTGGGATACACACGCTCAATGACTAGTCGCACCTCACCAATGATGCGTGTGCGGAGGTTTGGACAGTCATACAAGTCAGTCAGCAGTCCTGGTATGCCGTAGGTGCCGCCATCCCTGCCCAACACAGTCACCAACTCACTAGCAGTGATAGCAATGTGACTGTGTGGGACATCCTCAGGCAGTTTGGAGAGTGCATTCTGCAACTGTGCAGCAGTCACTCTACCTGCAATGTCAATGCGGTAGGGGTCCTGGAACTGTGACAACAACTGTTCTGCCTTGCTAACAGCAGTTGACTTGCGAGTGATGCCACTCTCAGCAACAAAGATGATGTATTGGTTGAGGAATACTGGAATGCTGGGGCGGTCAACCACCACTACACGGCTGACTGCGTTGGAGAGGACCCACAGTCCTCCCCACAGGTCGTAGTTGCGGTTGGTTTCTAGCCCACTGCACCACTGCATGTAGTGGTGCAAGAAGGTGGACTCCTTAGGACGGAACATTTAGTCCTCCTTGCTTGTGCTCTTGTTCTCGTAGCCGCTATGCATTACTTGTGCTTGTCGTGCCATGACTGCCTTTATTGCACGTATAGATGCCGGAGAGCCTTGTGCCAACTTGTAGGTATAGATCACATTGCGCACCCATGTCTCGTCACGATCTAGTAACTTGCCAATCTCTTTGTATGATAGTCCTTGTTCCCGTCCAAGCCTTACTTGTTCTATCATGTCAACAGTAGGCTTGCGCTTGGGCTGGCGTGGCTTTGATGCAGGGCGATAGCCCAGCATCGCGCACAGTTGCGTGAGTTGTTCAGGCTTGAGCCGTCGCAACTCCTGTGCGATTAGTGATAGTGTGTTCTTCATAGCACAACGCTGCCCTTTGCCTGTGTTTGCAGTGTCAGTCATGGTCACACCTCCAACGGTTTCAGGTTGCTCCAACGATGCACACCTTTCTCATCTGGCACACTGGCCTTGACCTCAGCAGGAATGATGAGTTGTTGTCCCTTGATGAGTAGCGGAGTTTCAGCATACTTCTTCATGATAGCCGCAACACGCTCCTTGTCTTGAATGCGGCACATGGCTGTGATGCTGTCGTGGTTGTTGAACACTATCCTTGCGTAGGCTGGCCATTTAGGGTCATCGTGGCACAGATACATAGTGCGCGTCACGTGGTCACCAAGTCCTGACTGTGGCTTGAACGCAATCAGGGCGTCGAGCAACTCCTCGTCAAGTGTGCTGCCCAAGAACACAAGCCTACGACCATAGCAGTTGAACACCATGCGGTTCTTACGTGCTTCGTCAATCACGTCCTGCCACCACTTACGCAACTCTGGTGTTGCTGCATGGTATGCGTTGTAAGCCTCTGTTGCCTCAGCCAACGTCAGGCCAGTCACCTCTGCTAGTCGTGCAGCCTGCATACGGTAGTTGAGACCGTGACGACAACGCTTAGCAATGTATCGCAGCGTGTGTTTGCCAGTCTCCGGGTCCCAGTCCTTTGACGGCACCTGCTCATATGGTATGTTCCACATGTCTGCTGCAAGTGCTCGGTGTGCATCATACGTGCCTGGATGTAGCCGTGCCAGCTCGAACTGATGCTGCCACTTGGGGATAGGTGCCTCCCATGCCACAATGCGTGCTTCTGCTTGCGCACCGTCATAGTAGACGAAGCAACACCCCTCGTCTGCAATGAACTGACCACGTAGGCTCTCTGGTTGGTTCTGCAAGTTCATCCCACTGTCCCACAGTGTCTTGCTGCTAGACAGCCGACCAGGAGCAGTGACTACACCAAACTGCTTGTAGTCACTGCGCATACGGCCATCCTCGTCCACCTTGGCGTTGATGTATGTGCTAAGCAGTTTGTGTTGTTCTTTGAAACGGTTGAGTGTGATGAGTGCCTGACGAGCCTTCTCAGGCGTGCGTGGTGAGTTGATGATGTATTGCCTGTTGCTGTCGTCAGTGGACGTGGAACGTCCTACCAACCGCAACTTGCGAAACATCCAGTCACCTAGTTGCTGCCATGACAACGGATTGACCTTGTAGTTAGGGTCCCCTACTGCCTCGGCTGCTTCCTTCTCAAACTGCTTGCGTAGTTGCTCCACCTCAGCCTCAAACTTGGCAGCAAGTTCAGCCTTCATCTGCAAGTCAATGCGATTGCCAAGCACAGTCATGCTGATCAGCACTGGCTGTAACCGCATGACATGACCAGTGAAGAAGTCCCACAGGTTCTGCTGCTTCAACTCCTGCTTCATAGCCTCAGCAGCAGCCAACGTGATGCAGCAGTCACGCACATTGTATTCCCAGAACTGGTTGATGTCACCTCCTTCCCGCCACGTGTCTTTGTCGTCCTTGTAGTAAGGGTGCGTGGTGTATTGTGCAGTCAAGAACGCTAGACTGTGCGGCCAGATAGGATAGAGTGTGTGGTGTGCTAGCATGGTGTCCATGTATAGCGGATCAACCTTGATGCGGTCCTTATACCACAACCATGCACAGTCGAACGCCCCGTTCTGCGCAATGAGGCGCACACGAGGGTGACGGAGCACACGTTGTATAGCCACACGTACACGCAACTCATCACGGTCACTATATGTGTGCGTGTCTCGTGTGCGGAAGTTGATACACATACCTGTGTGTGGGTCATTGGCGAACCCTACACATGCAGTCTCTCCACTCATAGTCTCGATGTCGAAGGCAACAGGCTTGCCTTCCTGTATCATCTTCTCACACCATGCAATGGCCTCACTTGGTGATGGGTTGATGAGCGGGGTGATCTCGTGGTCACGCCACTTACCTTGCCGCACGAGGTCCAACTTGGCCACGTCAAGTGCAAGCACACGCTCTAGTGACGGCTTGTGAATGACGTGTGCTGCATTGTAAGTCATGCAGTAGTAGACGCCATCTACCAACTTGACTGTGCCTCGCCAAGCGTCAATGCCGGTAACACCAATCAGCGCCTCCAACGCCTTGTTGCCCATCACCAGCACATACTTGAGGTTGGGCAGTTGCTTCAACTCCCAACGCACAAGGCCATGCCAATGCTGCTCTTCGTTCTTGCTGATGCCTGACTTAGGACCAGATAGCGAGACAAGTTGCCGCTTGACAACATTGGTTATGTAGCATTGATGCCGCCGGATGCCGATCTTGTCCAACGTGCGCCACACAATCTGTCCTGACTTGCCGACAAGCGGCAACTTCATCTCACTTTCACGTTCACCTGGTGCCTCGGCTACGATAGCGAGTTCCGCCTCGCTAGTGCCGTCTGCTAGACAGTCATACTCTAGCCCTAGTTGATGGCACTTCTCAACTAGTTGACGATTGATGTGTCCTACTGTCATGCGAACGAGTCCAACCAAAGACGTGCAAACCGTGCAGCGTTTGCTTCCAACTCGTGACGTTCACCAAAGTTGTGCAGTTGCATGGTGGCTACGTTTTCCAACTCAAAGTAACTGCGGCTGTCATTGGTGAAGTCAGTGCCTGGGCGCACAATGTGTATGAGGAACAAGTTGTGCGGCTTGAACACACGCAGTATAGGCATGATCTCTGCCTTGAAGCCTGCATCTGGGCACACCCACACGTGGTGCGGTGAGCCATGCTGCAAGCAGTATTGCAGGAATAGACGACCAAAGATGTCTTGTCCTGCCTTAGGCTTGAGGAAGTCCTCAGACAGGGCAATCTGCCATTCACGATATGTCCTGTTGGTGTCAGCAATCTCAAGTGAGTCCTTGCGTTCCTCAAACCGACGCTGCTGCTCAGCAGTCCAGCCGAAGATGCCTGCAATGCCTGCCTTGAGTGGCTCAGACATGCGCCGCATCACACGTATTGATGGATGCTGCATGGACAGAATGGCATTGCAGGCAGTGTCCTTGCCACTGCGGGGAGGACCGTTGAGGAAGATGAACTTCATCGTGAAAACTCCATCGGTTCCTTGCGGGTCACAGACACAGACAATGCCTTGGTGTCAGTGATGAGTGTTACGGACTTACGTGCCCGTGTGATGGCAGTGTAGAAGTTGCGCCGATTGCACAGGCTGATGGCTGACTTGTTGAGCACATAGCACACGTGCTCGCACTCACTGCCTTGCATCTTGTGCGTCGTCACTGCGTATGCAAGGTCCAAGTCCTTCTGTGGATAGCCTGTTCGCACACGGCCTTCATGCACTGTCTGCACGATTGGTGGGATGCGGCATACGCGGTTGTCGAAATCAACAACCACCTCGCCGAGTTCCTCGTCAATATCAATGACGATGCCCACCTCGCCATTCATCACGCCATACGAGCCGTCAGCACATTCTAACTCATACCAGTTGTTGGTCATCATCACCTTGTCACCAACACCAACGGACAGTCCTGCCTTGAATGGGATGCGCACATCACCAATGGTTGCAACGAAGTCCTTATACCTACTCCACGGGTGACGAGGCAGCGATAGCGTTGGACGTTGTTCTGGCCACAACAACATCTGCAACAGGATGTTCAACTTGGCTGTGCCAGTCCACCCATTGTTACCTGGCACGATGACTTGGTTGTGCAGTTTGCGGAAGTCATGACGCTGCGTTTCTGCTACCAGTGCATCAATGGGCTTGTCTGTGATGATGCGATTGAAGTCATTGTTGTCAACAGGTGCAACACCCTGCAGGATGCGCCTAGCATTGGCTAGCACACCACTGTCAGCGTCCTGCCGCATCACTGTGTCGAGCACGATGCCATCACACTTGTCTAACAACTCCTTGAAGATGGATGGCTTGCCTGTCTGCTTAGGCTCGATTGGCGGTAGTTGTTGGTTGTCACCAAACACCAACAGTCGGCTGCCAGTAGGCATGGCATCCACCAACTGACGATGCAACTCACGGTTCACCATTGCATACTCGTCAACGATAACCGTGTCGTGCTCCAGTGGGTTGTTCTTGTTGCGCTTGGGTAGCGTGATGTCAAGATACTTGCCAGTCTTGGGGTCAACCTCGTTTGGACGAGGGAACTCCAACAACTTGTGAATAGTCTTGGCAGGACAGCCTGTTGCCTCAGTCACACGACGTGCTGCCTTGCCAGTTGGTGCTGCGATGACAGGCGAGTAGCCTGCATCCACCAACTGCTCATACACTGTGCGGATGATGGTAGTCTTGCCCGTGCCTGCTGGACCAGTGACGGCAACAACTCGCCACTTATGACTTGGGTCCAGCCCAAGGCAACGCCTGACTGCACGCTGCTGCTGCTCATTCAACTTCATTGCTCGTATCCTTCGACACATACTGTGCAGCAGCATCAGTAATCACTGTGCGCATGAACGTGGACAACGGCACGCCTGCCTTCTTAGCAGCAGCCACCAACGTCTTGTAGTCATCCTCCGTCAGACGGATGGTGGACTTATACCTCTTTGCCTCAATGCCCACACCACGCAGTGATGGTGTGGTAGGCACACGAACTTCAACACGGGTTGGTTTGTTTCTCATTGTGTGTGCTCCTTCTTGTAGCAGGTTGGGCGGCAGGTGGCCGACCTGCCGCCCTGTTGTGCTGCCTTCGCTACTCAGGCCGCTGCGAGCACCCTACGGGCACTAGCACAACCCTGCATCAAGCAGCCGGGAGTTCCGGCGCGCGCGGACGGCGCTCGACGTCCACCGTGAGCGGGAGGATCGGCATCTGATCCCCCTGACGGAATGCGTCAATGACGACACGCCCATTACCCGTCAACGTCCGGATGCTCTCCTTCACCTGCTTGATGAAGTCCGGGCTGGTCCCCGGCTGGAACACAATGTAGAGCGTCCGCTCGACCGGAGTGGTGCGCTTGGCAGCGGGACGCTTCTCAGTAGGGTTCTTGGCCATACTTTCAGTCTCCTAGGGTTGCTGTGGTAGGAACCACGGCACACATATAGCGTGCCGTGGCGGTCTCCGCAAGAGGTTTTTACGCCTCGCGGATCGGGTTGACACGGGGGCGCATCTCACCCTGGTAGTCCTCATGCGTGACCTGCACGATCACGTCCCGACCGATGAAGGCAGTCAGGTCGAGGCGACCAGGGATGATGCGCACCCCATGCATCTGGTGCAGTTGCTTCCACCGGTAGCGGTTGCGCGGCACCGACATGTCCAGGCTGATATAAGTGCGCAGCACCTCACCATCCGGGTTGCCGTCCGTGTAGTCCGGTGGAAACTGGTCGGGCGACACGAAGTAGTCAACAACAGCCATGTCCTTGCCGCTGTTCTTGGAGATGGCACGCTCAATCGCGCGCACCGTTGCACGATACTCACCCTCCGGCAGCGGCACCGGCGGCTTCGCATCGTTGAGGTCGAAGTCGAGTTCCATCACACTAGGAAGTTCGCTCACAGTTGCACTCCTCACTATGGTTGGGTTGAGCAGGTGTTAGTCCACACATAGTGTCAACCCATCACTTGTTGTGTGGACTGTTCGCCGAGGGTGTTAGCCCTCGGTGACTATAGGCTCGACGGGTCGGTCTATGACCTTCGCGCCGAGCGGCAACTTGTTGAAGCCATTGGCTTGCCATGCAGCATACCACTTTGCGATGGTGTCGCCAGTGTTGGTTGTCTGGTCATACTCCCACACAAGTGTCTGCTTGTCAGGCGGGACCAGGAACATGCGTGTGCGCATGGGCCGCTTCACACCATGGTTGCGTAGATAGATCAGGCGTTGCTTGCCTGTATCCTCTACATACCACAGTTCACTGATGCTCAGCCCAACGTTGTTGTTGAGTTGACCACCAAGGTTCATGGTGATCTCCACAACCATGCTCTTGCCGTTCACAGTCTCCGCACGTGCATCCTTCTCGTGGCAGATGAAGATGCAGTGCTTCTTGTAGTCAGCACATGCACGCAGCACCAACTTCACGAAGTCCTGCACGATTGCAAGACGCACACCAAACCCTGTCTGCCCTGGATCCTCAAGTGTTGCCTTGAATGAACCCTTGTTAGCCTTACCACTAAGGATCGCATATGTCAAGGCAGTCTGTCCCAGTGACGTAAGGCTGTCAACGACGACAGTCTGAATGTCATCCCGTGTGCGCAGCAACTTCACCAAGTCAGCCTCAAACGTTGAGCCCTGCTTGATTGTGTCAAGCCGCTTAGGGTCAATGCCTGACAGGTCCACGATCATGTTGTCGTCACTAGGAGTGAGCGACGCCGTGCCTGCAGGGTCAAACTGCAACCACAACCGCTTCGCTGGTGCAGTACCTGCTAGCACAGTCTTGCCACAACCGGGCTTGCCCCACAACAACATTGTCAACAGTTGTTGTTTGACTGTGCCTGGCTGCACATCGAATGAGCCTATGGTGATGGTCATTCGTCGTCGTCTCCGTGTAGAGGGTTCCACACGTCAGTGCGCATGTCAGCCCACATAGCCTCACGCTCATCGGCAGGCGATGCACACAAGAACACGAGTGGACATGGGCGGAAGTAGCGGTTGCACGACTGGTAGTGTCTAGGTGCCTGCATAGGCTGGTCTTGCCACTTGTCGTGCAGTTCGACTGTATGCAACACCCAATCCATCCACAAGTTCACCTGCTCAGTGTGACGCTCCACCATCTCAATGGCAAGGCCATCCGACAACACACGCGGCAATGGTAGTGCAAGGCCAATAACACATGCACGTTGCACTGGCTGCTCAATCAACAGTGAGCCTGCCACTGTGTAACCAGTGACCTGCGGTGACGTGTGGAATGACAAGCGCCATGCATTGTTGAGCCGCGTGGCTGACTTGTTCTCCATTACGATTGCTTGTTGTGTTCGTGGGTCATAGTGGATGCCGTCAATGCGTCCGACGTAGAGGAAGGGCGCAAAGCCCCCATCGGCACAACTAATGTGTAGAGCAAATGGGCGCTCAATGCCGGAGACACGCTCTCCTCGTTGCACCAATGTTCCACCGGCACTATCTGCACTCGGGACCCAGACGGGATATCGAGTGTGGTCCCATCGTTGAACGTAATAGAGCAGGCTGCCTTCGAGATTAGAATAGGTGCGTCGTTTGTCATCTGGGTCCTCCACATAGTCAGCGGTTGCTAGGCACTCCATTGCGATGTTGCGCAGTGAAGTGTTGAAGTCACTCTGTTTGAGGCCTTGTTGTGCCACGTCCTTGAGTGCCTGGAAGCGGTCAGTACCAAACAGCCTGATGCCTTCTGTCTCATACAGTTCCCACTCGTGTTGTATATAGCCAAGCGTCCATAGACGGATGGCAGCAAAGCACTCATGTAGCACCTTGCCTGCCCGCAGTGGTGCAGGTGCATCGTCAGGTGCAATGCTGGTTGTCTTGTGATGCGTGTATCGCGTCAACCCCCACACTGGGCAAGTCGTGAGCGCGTTCAACTTGGTGTAGTCGAACGTGCGCAGTTCGCCACGCTTGCCCTGCTCATACTCCTCAGCCGTTGCCAACCGCACCTCAACGTGGGACATCTTCGTGTTCCTCGCTGCCCACTTTGACGGCCAAATTCTTGGCTGCCTGCGCAGTAGGCATCATGCTCTGCATCTTGTGCACAGTCTGTGCCTGCACTTGCAGTGCAGTGGCCAACGTGTCGAGCATGCGCGCCAACTCCATAATCTGTTGGTGTTGGGCAGCCAACCGTTCGTTGATGGCAATAAGCACCTTGCCGAGTTCAGGAATAATCTTCCCCCTCAGCAGTTCCCGTATCTCGCTGTTCTTCATCTGTGTCCTCTGTCATGGCAAGCAATGCGTGCATTGTAGTGATGCGCACATCTAGTTTGGTTGATGCTTCCTCAAACTTGGCGTATGCCTTCTCCATTGCAACGAATGCACGTTCAAGTTTGGCAGTCAGTTTAGCACGCTTGTCAGCGGCTATCTGTGCCATCTTCTGCTGATACATCCTGACGGTTGCCAGCCTGCGTTCGCGCAACTGGTTCAGCCACGCTAACTGTTCTTGCGGTGTCATGGTGACAAACAGTTGCCTGTCAAAGGGTGTGTCCTTCATGTTGTCGTCTCATCGAGAAGGCACCTTTCCACTGTATATGATAGAGTGAATTACCTTCTTGGCTTCCTGCTCAGAGTCAGCAGTGCCAGAGAACACTTGTGGTTCGATGGCCACTTCAACTCGCCATGTCCACGTGCGTGTGTTGCGGTCGTAACTATACGACCACGCACAGTTGCGTGTGCGGCCACGCACAGTCTTGGGTGTGAGGGATATGACATTGCTCATACGATGCTCCAATGGTTGAAACAGGTGTGCCGCTCAGTGGGGTTAGTCCTTGCGGCACGCAGCGCAGCGCGCTGCCAGCAGGGGACTCAGCGGAAAGGAGAAACACTCCCCACTCCTGGACGCAGTGGGCTACTCTGCCAACGTGGCAGTCAGCCGCAACTGGTTGTCTCCGGTGACCTTACTCTGGTCAATCAGAGACTGTGCTGCACGCTTGTCGAGGTTGCACTGCTTCATGATGTTGTCAAGCAGCAGCCTCTCGTCCAAGCGTCGCGCACCACGCACAACTTGTGCAGTGAGCGTGACGAATGGCGAGTCCACAACAACGTGTGTGCCGAGGTTGTCTTGATACTGCTCCGCGAGTGGCATCACGGCTTGGCGTGCTATCTGCTTGCGCTCCTCCGCAGCCTTTGCCAATGCAGATGCCATTGCATACTCGATGGCAGCCTGCACGTCAGGGCTGTTGACAGCAGCAGGATACTTGGTGCCATTCTTGACACCAAGGTTGCGGAAGGCTGTGATCAGTTTGTCTGTGAACGTAGCCATTTAGCCCTCCCCAACGTGAGATTGAAGCAGCAGCATTGCATTCTTCTTGTTGTTGAAGTGATTGTTTATCTGCAGCACCATGTCTGCCACTGCTTGTGACAGCATGGGACCGCAGGACATAAACGCCCGCCCATCCTTGTAGAGTGTGAGTTCCCACACACTACGGTTTGTGTAACGGACCTCAGGCTGCGGGTTGTATGTGTCCGGCTCAAACTCGAGCCATGTCTTTGCCACCGTGTCCTTAGCCCACGCAGTGGCAGTGCGGAGCGCACGCTCCATCTCAACGTCATTCATTGTGTTGCTCACCTTTCTGCTCCTTCTGCTGCACTTGTGGTGCAACGCGCACCACGTCGTAGTGGTCACTTGTCTGCTTCACATACTCTACGTGACCACTGTCGTAGAGTATAGCGTATGTCTGGTTTACAGTCAAGTGTGACCCTGACAGCCAGATAATCCAGCAGTCAGCGAGGCGATGCACTGTGAGTGACCGCCTCGGCTGCATTGGAAATGTGTGCATGTCACAGTTGTTGCTCGATGATGTCTGCGATCTCCTCAAACGTCAGTCTGAGCCGATCGTTCAAATCTGACAGTGTGTAGTATTTGCCACCCACCATCACGGCAGGATCACATGGTGAGCCGTCACCATCATCATGTTCCTGCCACCAACCATGCACGTGGAGTAGAGTAGGCAACTTGAAGCCATACAGGTTGACTGCTGGTATGCCACTGGCAACGCACCCAACGCCGAGGCAGCACAACGCCTGTCTGCCGTCTGGCATCTCGTAGTCTGCAATGAGTTGGTTGCGTGCTTGCGCATACTCACCGCTACGCAATGCAACCACCCACTTGGCTTTGAACTCTGGCTTCAACTTCATATCACACACTCCTTGTCCACACGCTCTGCGAGCCTGTTTGCGTCGTCTCTGCTGTAGCCACACGCTTGGAAGAAGCGCACGGCCTTGAAGTGCCGACTGTGCATCTTGAGCATGATTGCCAGTGACAAACATGCCGCCTCCGACACGTCGGCACGGCTGCATACCCATTCAGACAACACCTTGAAGTGCCGCTTCTGGAACATGTTATGGCTCCTTTCTGCCTGCATATCGCTGCCATGCACGTTCCAATGTACGCAGCGCCTTGGGGCTGTTCACCATGTGCACAATCTCTGCCATGTGCTTGGCAGCGATCTTGAAGCCTGCAGCATTCATGCAATCATGGATGTATTCCCATGTGCGATACTGCTTGTCGCTCATGGCGTTCCAGTCAATGTGCTGGTTCTGCAGGTGCCCTATGCCAGTCACACGCAATCCCATAGCACCTCCACTCCCTTCTCTGTGACCAAGTGCATCGTTGTGTCGCCGTGGTCATTCACTTGCAACACATAACCGCGCCAGTCCTCAGGCACGTCACCGTCTGTCTTGAGGATCACGCCGTCGCGCACATCTTGTTCGATGAGATCGAAGTCTGGCCAGAAGCCGAAGTCTGCAGGGTCACCAGGATGCGCGCCAAAATACACGTATGGCGGGCAGAACTCATTGATCGCGTCAATGAGTTCATCCAACACTTCACCGTCGTATTCACCCGACCACTCACGTTCGTCTGCCTCGTGGGCGTCGCGAAGCAGTTCATCATCACTCGGTAGCACATCAAGTGCTACATCGAGGATGGCAGAACCAATGTCCTCCAACCGTGTCGTGCCAGAGGACACAGAACCAATGTCAATGCGCTTCATGTCTGCCTCCTTTCCTAGAGCGCAAGATGCATTATACAGCAGTTTGCTGTCACTGTCAACCTGTTAGTGTTTGTAGTCCTCACCTCTGTCACGTTCAAGCAAGCGGACAGCAGCAATACAAGTCACTTCGTCCACCCACACATAGTCATACTCCCACATCAACTCATCAACGTGTGCATCAGCATCGGCCGGTGATGCACACACAACCATGGGGTCAATGTCCAACTCCTTGTCATTCGGGTCGTCGGATGCGTAGATGAAGTAACGTATGAATGTCTTGTTCATTACTCTTCTCCATCACCTTCAAGGCCAGTGTGCTCAAGGCCTTCCACACTAAGACGCCACTTGCGCAACTGCTCAGCAAGTACATCGTCGTATTCACCCAAACTCCACCCCATCTCATCCAACAACTTGTTGGTCATATGCAGCATGGTGGTTGCAGCGTTGGACAGTGATGCCTGCCTGCCTGCCTGCAGCACAACAAACTGCTGCAAGGCTTCGCGCATTCCATTGAATGCATCCTGCAGGTCATCTCGTGCCTGCATCATGGCGGTCAGGTGCGGCAGCACCGCATCGAACAGTACATTCAACTGTTCGAGCGTGGGTGTGTTATTGCGCATTTGTAGTCTCCTTTCGTGTGTTACTGTATGTGTACTACTGCATCATGCAGCGGTTCATCGGGAAGGAGTGGCTGCACAAGTTGTGCAGCCACCCACACACTCTACGGCGCCTTGCTGCGGTTGCGGAATGCACGCGCAGCAACGTTCTTCTCATGCTGCGCACGCTTTTTGGCAAGCGCCTTCCTGCGCTTGCGCCGCTATTCTTCTGCCGCTGCCGTCATTCCGTGCGTCTTGAGGATACAGTCATAGGTCAGGGTGCCGAGGCCCTTTCTGTTCTCGGCGTTGCTCATTGCATTCTCCTCATGCTTGCTCACAGTCCCAGGCTACGTCGCACGGACAGAAACAACAGGCCTAAATCATTGGCCTGCTTCTCTGTGCCGAACAACAACGTGATGGCCACGATCAGCACACACAACACAATGGCCATGACGATCAGGTCCACAAAGGCTTGCAGCCACATACGCCAGTCGCGCATTAGCCACCAACCTTCTTGCTGACTTCACGCAGCACAGCCTTCACTTGTTGTGCCTCTTCACCACGCCAGGTGGTGAGGTTTGACAGTATGTAGAGCGCCTGCACACGACGCTCCTCGCCTGTCATGCCAATGCCAGCCTGTGCGTAGGCTGCTGCATATTGCAGCATATGCGTAGGCTTTGCACCCTTGGCTGCGCGCACAACGGCGCGGCATGCTTCATCGAACGTCATGTCAACCCTCCATCTGCACATTGCGCACCATGTCGCGCAACTTGTGCAGCAGTTCCCACGTATACTCGAGTTGTTCTTCTTCTAGTGCAGAGATGATGTTGCCGAGTTGTGCTGCGACAACCGACAACGCAGCCTCGCAGGGGTTGGCCTTGTCGAACGCAGTCTTGATGCGTTCTAGATGGTAGGCTGCATTGCCTGCCTGCTCAGGATCGCCATAGTCAGCGTCTGAGCATAGTGCAAACAAGTTGTTCGCCAGTGCTGGCGTGATCAGGAAGTGACATGCAACCCAATCAGGGTCGAACACTGGATCAAATGGAAATATCTCAGGGTTCTTGGCGCGGTAGTGCGTCATTGCGCACCTACCGCAATCGCGGATGTCGAATTCCTCGCTGTTGTCAACTACCTGCTGCATGGCAGCAAGCAACTTTTCTCTGTTCCTACGCACTAGTTGTGTCTCCCTCACAAAGAGCCGCCGCACTATGCAGCAGTTCTTCGAGAGGGAGCGAGCACAAGTTGTGCTCACTCCCAAAGCGTTACCGCATCAAGGCGTCCACAATGTCCTTGGCGGTCTTGAGGTTGCAGTCAGTGAGCGCACGGACAGCCCGTACCGCTGCAATCTTGTTGTTGCGCGCATTGCGCAGCGCATCCATCGCAGCAATGTTGCGCTGCGCATGATTGACGACAGCCTGCACGTCGTCAGGGCTGAAGTCGCACAGGTAGAGCGTCGTGCCATCGTTGGTCACGATGTGCACGCTGATACGACCGTGATACTCCCGGATCACGATCTGCTTCACGTGCGGGCTCGGCAAGACCTGTGCATCCTGCGAGACAATGCCTCGCACTTCCTTTTCATTGGACACTAGTTGTGCTCCTTTCTAACAACCTGCAGCACCATTGCTACAGGTTATCGTGAAAGAATGTGCACATGTTGTGCACTCACCCCACGACTTGTCTGTATATATACCATACAAATGCATTACTGTCAAGCCTGACACCCTGCATTAGTTGTGTCACGACACTACGTGGCACCCACAACTTGTGTGCATGTCTGCCTGCCTGTCTGCCTGCATGGCAGGACATGCTAGGCCATCCGCGCCCAGGCGTCACGCATTATTTGCGCGGGGGAGGGATAGGTGGATAGGCACGCAGTCAGGGGGGTTAGGCAAAGATGCCTAGGGATAGGACAAAAAAAGCCCCGCACAGGGCTTCTGTGCAGGGCTGATAGGGGTGGCCTAGGGCATCGCTGCCCTAGGCCGATCGAGCGTCATGCCGCGTTTTGCGAGACGCCTTCGCTCGCCACAGGCTCCGTAGCGATATCCAGCAACGTCTTGCGGTTACCAGGGCTGGCGTCACGCCATGCGCGGATCATGTCCAAAAACGCATCCGCTACGTCTCCGGACACAACGTAGTCTGCGGCCGCGAGTGCGGAATGCAGCGCCGCTGTAGCCTGCGGAAGTGGGACGCTGGCGACAGGTTCGGATTCGTTCCTATCGCCTTCCTCGGTCTCGCGTTCATCACGCGGCGGCGCGCCAATACGCGCGATGCTGGTCCGCGTCACTCTGATGTAGGCGAAGGCCTCGATCTCATTCCCTTCCTCATCCTCTTCCACGTAGCGCACAGTGTGCGCGCTAGTGGTAGACGTCATGGGCAGCATATACCGCCCATCAGGTCCGGTAGGCTTTGCGATCCGGTCACCAAGAATGAACACCTTGTCCACCTTGGCGACAACATCAGCGGGAAGGAAGTAGTCGAGCGGTAGCATCCATTCCGTGCCATTCCACATAGGAACGGCGCCGGTAGTGGACATGCCACGGTAGATGCCAGCAAGTGCATTGACAGCCTGCTGACATGCGCGCTGTTGCTTGGCGCGTTCAGCACGCGCCTTGTTGTGCAACGTCGCGCCGACCTTCGCCTTGCTCGGGAGTTCATCCGCCCCAAACAGGATCTTGCGCAGCCCATTGGCGACATCCTTCCGACGGTCGGAGTGTTCCCACGGTGTCCACTCGGCCGACGGTGCAAATGCGCCACGCTCCGGGTCACTGACAATCGCTTGGCAGTGATAGACAAAGGCCGCAAACGCTGCCTCTGCCTTCAGCGCATGGCCTTCGCTCGCCTGATAGGCGCGGATGGCCAGCGTGACGGGATCATTGGAGATGGTAGCCATAGTGGATTGCTCCCTTCGGTGAATGAGTAGGCCGCACACGGTGACATGCGACACATGATGCGCTGACGCGCGTCGTGTCGCACCGGGTCGCGCGCGCGGCCCGATACGTCCGACCCGATTCACTTGTCAAACAACGTATGGTGAACATAGCATGGTGCGTGTTTAGTGTCAAGCGCGTAGGCAAAAAAAAACCGCCGCCCCATGCAGGGCGGCGGTAACGAACGCTAGCGGGTCAATACACGTCTCGCATGTCCCAAAAGAATGCGAGACGATCCCCGCGCCAGCCTTCGCAAGCAAGGCGTCGAGCGGCGTCATAGGCGCATTCCGGAATGCGTTCCACCCAATCGGGTGGTGCGCCACCGCTGATGCGCTTGAACGCGCGTTCAGCCGTCACGATGGAACCGGCTTCAATGATGTGCAATCCAACATCTTCGCCATACATGGCGAAGATACGTGTTGGAACCTTCATCATAGGGAACCCCTTTCTCTCTCGCCTAGCACCATCGCTAGGCTATGCAACACATAACATGTGTCGCGTATGGTGTCAAGCACCATGTTAGCGCTGCACATCACGTCAGCGCTGCACATATTGTGCACTAGCAGCGCGCGTCAGCGACGGGTGGCCTCCGACATCACCAGGTGAACGGGTGGCCTCCGACAGCCATCCCCACTATTCACAAAATCATGCTGCACTGCACAATACGCCGAGCAGCCCCGTCCCCCACACTGGCCATGCAGCCAACCGCACCTATTCCTACGCTAGAAACATATGCCCCCCCTTGCCCTGAATCCCAAAAGGGGGGTGTTTTGTGAGGCGTGCCAGCCGCGGCGCATATCAACCACCCCCCTTCTTTCATCCCTCACCCCTTCTCTTCATCCCTCACACCACCACTCACACACACGTGCTCACTGCAACGTGCCACGCCTTGCCGTGTTGTTGTGTGTTGTGGTAGTGTATGTGTTGGTGTGTTGTGGTGGTGTGATGCGTGTTGTAGTGTGACGTGTGTTGTGTGTTATAGTGTGTGTTGTTGTTGTTGTGTGTAGTGTGTTGTTGCGTTGTTGTAGTGTGTTGTGTGTTGTAGTATGGAGTTATTTGCGGGGGTGGAGGGAATGTGATGGGAGGCGCCACTTTTGGCCTCTTTTAGCAACTATACCCCCTTGACAGGGGGTTGTGGACGTGGCATGTAAATAATAACACAACACACACACGGGGGGGGGGTTTAGTGTGTTGTGTGTAGTATATAGTATATAGTATATAGTATATAGTATATACTATATACTATATACTATAACAATATAATAATACAACAACACAACACAACACAACACAACACAACACAACACAACACAACACCCCTCACAGTACAACACACACACACACACACACACACACACACACACACACACACACACACACACACACACACACACACACACACACACACACACACC